ACACCGGTTCTACCAGTCACGCCCTGGGCACCCTGTACACCGGTGCTACCCTGAATGCCTTGGACACCCTGCGCTCCGGTGATGCCCTGGTTGCCTTGGACGCCCTGCACACCAGTAGCCCCCCCCGGCCCCTGGGGACCACCCACCCCAGTCACACCAGCCAGCCCGGTATTGCCCTGGCTGCCCTGCGCCCCCTGCGGGCCTTGCACACCAGTGATACCACGCACGCCAGTCACACCCTGCGGGCCGTCATTGCCCTGCGCCCCCTGAGCGCCAGTAATCCCCGTGCTACCGCGCACGCCCGTAGCGCCAGCAGCCCCCTGCACACCCTGGCTACCAGTCACACCCTGGCTGCCCTGTACACCCTGGCTACCAGTCACCCCCTGCACCCCTTGCACACCCTGGCTGCCGGTGATGCCCCGGATACCCGTCGCACCGGTCGCACCCTGATTGCCCTGAGCGCCTTGCACACCCGTCACACCCTGGCTGCCCTGCGCCCCCTGATCGCCAGTCACCCCCTGCACCCCTTGCACACCCTGGCTGCCGGTGATGCCCCGGATACCAGTCGCACCGGTCGCACCCTGATTGCCCTGTACACCCTGCACACCAGTCACACCCCGGCTGCCCTGCGCCCCCTGATCGCCAGTCACCCCCTGCACCCCTTGCACACCCTGGCTGCCGGTGATGCCCCGGATACCAGTCGCACCGGTCGCACCCTGATTGCCCTGAACGCCTTGCACACCAGTCACACCCTGGCTGCCCTGCGCCCCCTGATCGCCAGTCACCCCCTGCACCCCTTGCACACCCTGGCTGCCGGTGATGCCCCGGATACCAGTCGCACCCGTCGCACCCTGATTGCCCTGTACACCCTGCACACCAGTAATGCCCTGCACACCGGTAGCCCCCTGCGCTCCCTGCACGCCCTGGCTACCCTGCACACCCTGCACCCCGGTAATGCCCTGGCTGCCAGTCACACCGGTGGAGCCTTGTATACCCTGGTTGCCCTGATTGCCAGTCACACCCTGCGGCCCCACAGCCCCATCCGGCCCAATCGGGCCAGTCGGCCCCACCACCTCGGCGGGCAATCGGTTTTTGTAGATAACGCCACCCGGCGCACTGAGGATCACAGGCATGGTCTATTTACTCCCGTACAACAGATATTCCCACGGCTCGGCAATCTCGCCCCAATCAACCAGCGCCCGCCCCACATGCAGCTTGCACAGCGCGCTGTACTCTGCCAGGCGCTCAGCGTCACCCAGCAGGGAGAGCGCTTCCGCCACAAACGTCGCCTGGTACGCATCACTCCCAGGGTCTCCGGCGATCAGGATGTTGCAATCGTGGCTCAGCGTCGTCGTCAACGCCCCCCACGCCGTCGTCACCATCGGCGTCCCCGCCGCCTGACATTCCAGCGCCGTCAGGCAGAACGTCTCCTGGAAATTGTTGGGGTAGAGGCAGACCTCCGCCTGGGCCAACTCATCGTACAGTTCCGCCTTCGGCAGCCGCCCGGTGAAGGTCACATTCTGCCACCCGGCAAACAGCCCCCGAATCTCCGCCTCTGTGCGCTCGCAGTGGGCCAGCCACTCAGCGCCATCCCCCCACGTGCGCAGCCCCTCCCAGCCGTAGGTGATGCGCAGCGACAAATCCGGTCTGGCCCCGCACAACGTCGGCCACATCTGCGCCAGGTGGCGCAGCCCCCGGTCTGGATTAGAGGAGTAGACCACCCGCCCCCTGATTTTCCCCTCTTCCGCTGCATCTCTGCGCCTCTGCGCGAGAAACATGCCCTTGCGAATCCCCAGCGGGATGATCTCAATCTTCTCCGCCCCCACCTGCTCGCCCAGCCGCTCGGCAATATAATCCCGATGCCACCGCGACGAGCAGACCACCCGGTCGGCCACCTCATACGTGCCGGGAAAATCCGGGTCGGCAAAATGCGCGTCCTGCACCCAAATGATTTTCTGCGCCCCGGCAAAGGCCGCCCGGTGCAGAGGTTCAAACCAGCGCGACGTAATCACCGTATCCGGGCGCAGCTCCTCATACGCTGCCAGCCGCTCCCAGGGCACAAAGGCCACCCCCTCCCACACATGGGGCTTGTCGCAGCGGCAGAAGACAAAGACATTGTGCCCCCTGGCCGCCAGCACCCTGGGCAGTTCCAAATAGGTCGTCTCCACCCCGCCTACCCCCACCTGGTCAATCATCCCGCCCCACACCGCTTCCGGCGTATGGCCCAAAGCGAAAAATATCTTCCGGTTGGCCGCCCCCCGCAAAAAACGCACATTGTGCAGCACCCGGCTATCCAGCGGGCGCAGAGCCAACAGCCGCAGCGCCTCCTCCAGCGCTTCCCGCTGCTTGTTCTGCCGCGCCAGCGCGATGGAAAGATAATCCATTGTTATCGACCCATGCGCCAGCGGATTCTGGAAGAGATGTACATCCTCCGGCACAGGCAACGCCGCCGCCTGCCGTGCCGTCAATTCCACCCCTGCCCAATCCTGCCGGGCGTAACGCATCTCACACTCCAGCACCCACGCCTCCGCCCGCCGTGGGTCAATCCGCCTAGCCATGTCCAGCGCATCGATGGCCATGCCGTACTCGCCCATCTTCTGGTAACACACAGCAATGTCATAGGCCGATTGCCAATACTCATCCCGAAACGTCATCGGCAACGCCAGATAGCGCTCATAGAACTCAATCGCCGTCAGCCAGGCCCCGGCGTCCTTCTGCGTGCGCCCCATGTAGAAGAGCGCCCGCCGGTCCTCCGGGTCTTTTCCCAGCGCTTGTTCCAGCAGCCCGATGTACATCTGATTGCGCGCCGGATAGCTCTCCGGCGTGCGGTGACGATGGTCATGCCGCACCCAGACCCCATTGTCCGTCACGGTCTCCCCGTGCCCCTCGCCCCCATCGGTCACAATGCACTCATGCACCCCCGGCCCGGCAAAGGTCCAACTGCCATCATTGCGCCACAACCGCAGCCGTTGATACCTCTGCACAATCTCCCCCCCACTGTGGCCCTCCACAATCAGGCAAGAGACCGCATACACCCCGGCCTCAGCGTGCATTTTCAATCTATCGAGACCAACCTCCACCCGCTCGTCTGCATCCATGAAGAGGATGTAGTCGCCCTTGCCCGCAGCCAGGGCCAGCGCCTCGTTTTTCGTCGTCACAAAATCCACAAAGGGCCGTTCGTAGACAGGCCCATACTCGGCGATGATGTCCCGTGTCCCGTCCGTAGACCCCGTGTCCACGATCACAAACTCATCCACAATCCCGGCCACACTTTCCAGCATGGCGGGCAGCGCAACCTCTTCATCTTTCACAATCGCCACACAGACAATTTTCACTGGTCAACCGCCTCCCAGCCGATGATATTGTGATCGTACTTCGCCACATCAAAGTAGAACTGCCCCCACCTTTTGCGCAGATACTCGTTGGTCGGCCCAATCACCGCCGGGTTCACCCAGCTTCCCGGCTTCAACGTGTGGTAGACATAATCCGGGCTGAGGCCAATCTTGTGCCCCTCCGCTCGCATGGCCACACTGTAGGACGTATCCACGCTCGTGTTCCCATCCGGCAAACTCAAATCCGGCAGAATGTGCCCCACCCGCTGGCTGTCCACCAGCACAAAATAGCCCGTGGCCCACTGGGTCTCCCTGGCCGCCGTCAGCCCATACCGGGCCGGGCTGTACTCCTCAGCCAGACAATCCCGCTCAAACATGGAATAGACGCTCATGGCCGAGTAGCCCCCGGCGATCAAATGCCGGATCGCCCTGTCCACAATCCCCGGTGCCAGGAACTGGATGTCATCGTCCAGGAATATCCAGTAGCGCCGCCCTGACGTCAGGAAATCCCGGCGCAGAAGCTCCATACCTTTGTTGATCAGCTGGTGCTGAACCCGGGTGCGGAACGGCACGCCAGGCACATGCCGGGCCGCGCTCTGCCACAGCGCCGGCACATACTCGCAGCGGTGCGTAAAAGTTCCCATGATGGCCTGCTCCTCGAAGACAGTCGGCTCAATGGGGTGCGGTTTCTCTGCCAGCACAAACGCCGACGGCGTATCGTGGCCGTCGTACCAAAAGGCATCTACCATGCGCAGCCCCAGCCCTTCGAGGAGCCGCACCAGGTAGCCCAGGGTAAAACCGCTCTGGTGCGTCATGTACGGATTGTAGAGTCGCTCCACCCAAGGATACGTGCAGGGTTCATCGCTCTGCCCCCCATAAAACGGCCAGATGTCCCAGCGCCATTTCTCGTCCTCGTCGGTCTGCATCCAGTAGTGGCACATCAGGTCCATATCCGGCACCCCGATCTCCACCGTGCCCCCTGGCCGCAGCGCCGCCGCCCACTTCGCCAGAAGAGGAGGCACATCCATCATGGGCAGATGCTCCAACACATGGTGGCAGATAATGTCATCCACACTCTCCGCCTGGTAGTCATACGTGCGGATGTCCGCCTGCACATCCGCCTCCGGCGTCAGGTCCACATTCACGGCATTGGGGATGCGAAACTTCCCACTGCCCAAATGCAGCCGCACCCGCCCCTCATTGCCCGGCCCAAACCAGCGCCGCCCCTGCCACTCCCGCAACATCTCCCGCTTCTCAACCAGTTGCTCTTTGCTCGGTATCATTTCTTGTTTTTGCCTTCCCCTTTTGCCTTATTACTGCCACACCGACGGGTCAGTACACACCAGAATCCGGTACACCACCGGACTCTCCCCCGCCCCATCGTTCGTCACCGTCACCCGAAAAGCGTAGCTATCTCCCGGCCAGGCGATCTCAATAATGCCGCCAATCATATTCGTGGCCCCGCTCGTATCCAGCACCGTCAACCAGTGGCTTCCCCCATCGAAAGTTACCTCAATCCTTACATCCCCATAGCCACCCGTGTCAGCGCAATCATACGCGGCAAAAACCACCGCATAGGCCGGATCTCCCGCCGTCACAGTGTAAGCCCCCGCCGCCGGCGTCCCGCTCACTGTCAGCCGCCGCGGGCTGGCCGTGCTGGTGATAATGGCGCGCTGCACCGCCGCACTGTCCACCAGCACAAACCCCTGATACTGATCGTCAAACCACCCCGCCCCACTGTCCTCCAGATACCCGCTCCCCACCCCCGTAGACGTGCCCGCATAGACCTCAGTGGCATCTGTGTAATACACACTCTTCCACTTCGCCCCATAGCCTGGCGTGCTGCTCCCCGTGATCAGCGTACTCGCCGTAATCGTCGCCGCATTGCCTGGCTCGCCCACGTCGCGCTGAGTCGCATCGTCAAACGTCTCCCAGATCGCAAACTGCGCCCAGGAGATCGCATTGAATGCCACCCGCATCGCCTCCATGTCCACATCCGCATTCAACGCCACCGTCAGGACAAACTCACTCACATCCACCCCGTCCACAGTCCCGCCCAGCACAATGTTTCCCTCCACATCCAGGCTGGCCGTCCCCGTGCCCTGATTGATGATCGAGATCACCGTGTCCACCGCGCTATTGGCGTCAATCCGCATATTCCCCGCATACTCCCACTCATCCCCGCCCATCGTCCCCGCCGCCGGCGCGCTGCGTCGGCCCTCGCCCCCACCCACCGCCTCATTGATTTGGCGTTGAATAAACGGACGAAGCAGCCGGTAAATTTCTGTGATTGTTTGCGCCACGGGTCAACCCTCTCGAATCTTCGACATTTCCCACACACTCAGCGCATCCCGTGCCTCTGTGCCCCACGCCTGCCGTTCCACATCATACTCCGCCCGCTCCAGCACAAACGGCCCCGCCCGCAACAGTTCCGACACCTGCACCGAATCCGGGATCATCCCCTTCTCCTCCACCCACTGCCCCACCGGCGGATACACCTCCACCAATGGCTGATTATACCTGTCCACCAACAGCCCATCCGCCCGCAAAAAATAAATCACCTGGCTCGGCCTTGTCGGCTCCTCTTCCACAATCAGCGTGCGCTCCCGTGTCATGCGCGCCAGCATCCGCACATCATTCGACGTGCCCAAATTGAGCAGGTCCACCAGTTCCACCAGCGCCGTACTGTCCCCATAGCGCCACTGATTCGTCTGCACCCCGCTGGCCGCCACCTCACTGCGCGGCACAAAAGCCCCAGCCCGGGTCAGCAACTTCTCCATCTGCCTATTCGTCGCTTCCAGCCCCGCCAGGCGGAAGGGCAAATGCGCATCCACCAGCCTGACTACCCACGCCGCCCCGTTGTACAATCTCAACACTTCCGGCGCATAACCCAGGTCAGGATCAACAAACACCTCGTAATAATTGAACGCATTGTTCGCCCCCGTCCGGCTCACCACCAGCCAATACGACGTACCCGGCGTCAGACTCTGCGTGTTCGCCAGATCCACCCACACCCAGTCCGCCTGCCCCGGAATCAAGCTCGCCCCAATCGTCGCCGAGTCCAACAACGTCCCCGGCACACCCGCCGAGTCACCATGGATCGCAACCTGCAAATTATCCGCCGGGCTGCCCACCTTCTGCACCTTCACAGCCGCCCTCGCCAGCGTCCACCCCTCCGCGCTAAGTACCTGCAACGACTGCGCCACCATACTGCCCAGCCCCGTCAACGTCACACTGGCCCCCGGCAACTCATCCACCAGCGATTCCTCGACGACAATGTAATGCCCCCGGCTGATCGTCACACTGGCCCCCGCCGCCTCATCCACCAGCGTACCCAGCACCACCACCTTGCTGCCATCCCCACTGGCCGATTCCACCCGCCGGTATCCATCGTTAGACGAAGACCCTGCAATCTGCACCACATCATGCGCGTCAAATGCACCCAGCCGGTTGGCGCTATCCCGCACCTCCCGCGTCGCTGCGTCGAATGATATTGTGCTGGCTGCATACACGGCCCGTTCCCGTTCCGTCCCCTGCTCTACCGTATAGATGCCATCGTTAGACGCCGAACCACTCACGCGAAAAACATCGCCCTTGCGCAGATTGATCATGTCCGCAAACTGCTGCGACACATACCGCGTCCCCGCCTCAAAACCAATGTAGGCGCTCACCAATCCCCACCCTAATTTTTGCTCGTTCTCGCTGCTCGGCAAATACACCAGCCGCCCCTCGTCCCGGCTGTAATAACGCCAATCCAACGTCCCAAACCACCCCCGACATTCCAGCGTCACCGTCAGGGCCGCGCTCCCTGAAAAACCGCCACCTCCCACCCGAGGCGGGCTGACAATCGGCAACCGTCGCCGGTTCAACTCATTGGCCCGTCGCCCCTCTGCCGCCGTCGCCGTCAAATTGTCAGCGCTCACCAGCAGTTGTTTCGTGCCATACGTCGTCACACTCTCCGCATCATCCGCATACGCCGTCCGGCCTGTCTCCCCATCGTCGGTTGCATAGGCCACCGCCACACTATTGCTCATCTGCCCCAACGATATACCCTTGGCCAGCGCCCCCTTCGCAAACTCCACCCCATGCACATACCCCCACCAGATCGCCTCCCCCCGATCATTGATCACCTCCACCCCATAGCGCAGCGTACTATCCATCAGCCACAGCGCCCGCTCATCACCGCGCACAGTCAGCGTCGCCCCTTCCGGTCCGCCCTGCGCTGCCCAGGAAAGGTTTTCCACGCTGACAGAAATCCCCGCCAGCGTCAGGCTCTCATCAAAATCCCTATCCAGGAAGCGCACCAGCAAACTCATCGCAACACCATTCCCTCTCCCCTCGGCTGATAACTGTTTGTTATCACCCCATCATCTTGTCATCTTGTCATCTTGTCACCCTGTCATCCCTACACCGTCAACCGCCGTGGCCGATAACTCGCAAACGCCGTCATCGTCCGGCTGATCACCATCCCGCTCCCCTCATCAAACAACAGCCGCACCCGCATGTCCCGCCCCGGCCACACAAAAACAGGAGGACCATAATTGGCGACAATATGCTGGGAATTCCCGCCCGTGGTCAGCAGGTAAACACTCTCATTAATCCCATCGTCTATCACCACATCATCAATTTCCAACTGGTAGCCCTGCTGATCAAACCGATGCACCCCATCCGGCCCGCTCAACTGGATGAAGTCCAGGTCGAGTTGACTTGTCCCCGTGTGCCGCAGAGTCAACACCAGCGCCAGCGCCGTCGGGCTGCCCGTCACATAGCCAGGCGGCAATTGCACACTGCCCAAATCCTGCAATCCGCGGTTGCTGTCCAGCAAAGTCTCCGGCCCCTCGTACAGCGAAGTGATCGGGGCTGCAGCGTCGAATTTCACATGCAGCTTGGCATAGCAGTTGGCAGGAGGCGTATTGGCAAAGCGCGCCAGCACCCGCACCCAAGCCCCCTTTGCATAGGCCAACTGCGCCGCCGACACCGCCCAGACATAAGCCAGGCTACTATGTGCAATGCTTACCGTCCACGTCACCCGCATAAAATTTCCATTGCTGCTAGGGGCATCCGCCTGCACCGATCCCCCCGCCGTGCTGCTCTCTCCCTCATATATCGCCGTAAAACTGGCGGGCGTGTGGAAAACGTTGCCACTCACATAAAAGCGCCTGCTACTCATCGCCGCTGTAGCCTTGAATGACAGATAAAGCGGCGCAGGCAAACTGCCTACAATATCCGCCCCCTCAATATCAAAAAAATTTTCGTGGGTTGTACTGTCGTGGTGGTTGTAAAGCGTCAACCCCGCATTCGTCTTGGCAATCCCCGTGCGCTTAATCAAAATAGATGTGAGATTGTCCGATTCCCAGAAAAAACGCCGGGTCCATGTAATCAACACCGCAGCACCCACATTGGCCCAATGGCGCAAGGCGTCCTCGCCCAGCACAATCCGCCCGTCCAACACCTCCGAACGGTACGCCGTACCGTCGCCATCCACCTGCAATTTTACATAGCCCCGGTTGCCTGTCTCCGTGGCCTGTCGGCGTCGGCACTGCCCAAAGAAATCCTCCACAGCCTGCACCGCCGTCTGCAACGCCGTCTTGCTGGCCGCCGTCATCCACACTGTGGCGGATTCCGTCACCGTCAGGGTGTCCCCGCTGGGCGTGCGCGGCACGTAATCGGTCAAAGTGTTCGTGCTGGTAGACAGGCTGATCGTCGTCGAGCCAATCACCAAAGAAAGCGCATGTGCCATAGCCTACCGCCCCCGTCTCTGAATCGTCTGCGCTACCCGCCAGGCCATCTCTTCCAAGTCCACACCACTGTTCACCGTGGCGTACACATTCACAGTCACCCCGCCGCCGCCCACCATCCGCCCCGTCCGCTCACTGCTCTCAATCCGGCTGCCCCGTGGCAGCGCTACCAGTTCCGGCCCCCGCTCCCCCACCATCGTCAACCCACCGGGGAAGAAGCCGCTGCCCGCAGCATTGCGCCCAATGCCCAGCGCACCCAACAAAGCGCTCCACCCCGGAAAAGCCGGAATAGCAGGCCATCTGATAGTCGGAATAAAGTTCGACCAACTGAACGAAGGCAGCGTCGGCCAACTGAACGACGCAATCCAACTCGACCAACTGAACGAAGGCAGCGTCGGCCAACTGAACGACGCAATCCAACTCGACCAACTGAACGAAGGCAAGCGCGGCCAGCGAAACGAATCAATCCAACTCGCCCAATCAAACTGCGCAATCAGCGGCCATTCCAACTTCGCCACAAACGAATCCCAAGCAAACTCGGCAATTTTCCCTACCCAGTCCAGCGCCGCCACAAAGTCCGCCCAACTCAACTTGCTCACCTTGTCGCCGCCCCAAGAAAGAGCCGCCACAAAGTCCGCCCAACTCAGCTTGCTGATCCACTCCGTCCAGGCAAAGGCCACCACAATCGTGGCCCAGTCCAGCAGTTTGACAAACGTATTCCAACCCAGCGCCGGAATCCACGTCGCCCAATCAATCACCGTGGTAATAATCTTCGTCCAGTCCAGGCTGGCAATCCACTGCCCCCAATCCGACAAGGTAGCGATAAATCCCGCCCAGTCCAGAGATTGAATGTACTCAGCCCCCCACGTCAACGCCGAAACAAACGTCTCCCAGGCCAGCGTCCCAACATAGGTAGCCCAATCGGACAGATTGGACACATACCCCGCCCAGTCCAGAGATTGAATGTACTCAGCCCCCCACGTCAACGCCGAAACAAACGTCTCCCAGGCCAGCGTCCCAACATAGGTAGCCCAATCGGACAGATTGGACACATACCCGGCCCAATCCAACGACGTGACCCACTGCCCCCACTCGCCCAACGCCGTCACATAGTCAGACCAGGGCAGCGACGTAATGTACTCAGCCCCCCACGTCAACGCCGAAACAAACGTCTCCCAGGCCAGCGTCCCAACATAGGTAGCCCAATCGGACAGATTGGACACATACCCCGCCCAGTCCAACGACGTGACCCACCCCGCCGCCCAATCCAGCGCCTTCACAAACAAATCCCATTCCAGTTTCCAGACGTAGACCTGCCAGTCCAACAGGGTCAGGAAAGCGTCCCATGCTATCTTGCCAATGTAGGCCGCCCACTCCAACACCCCATCAATCCAGTCCGCCCAATCAAAAGCCGCAATCGTCGCGCTGGCTGCGCTGAGCATCGCCCCCACATCGGCAAACACAGCGTTGGTCAGCCCGCTCCAATCCCCGCCCTTGATCATGTCCAGGTAGGATTTCAGCCGTTCCAGCGCCGGTTGTAACCAGGCAACCACCGCCGCCGTCTTCTCCCGAATCCCGCCCCAATTCCGCTCCCAGGCCGTGCGCACCAGCGCCACCGCCCCCACCAGCGCCGCAAAAATAGCAATCACCGGCGCGGCCGCCGTCACAATCCCCCACAACGCCGGCAGCACAATACTCGCCACCACAATCCCCAGCGCCACCAGCACATCCTGCCACCCCACAAACTGCCCGATGACAGCCACAATCGGCCCCACCACCGCATTGATACCCGCCACCAGCGCCGTGCCCTGCGCCACCAGCCTCTCATAGCCCGCCTGCACCTCCTCCACACTAGGGGCCATCACCGTCAACCGCCCGATCAGCCTGGTCATCGCCGCCGCCGCCGGGGTAAGGAAGTTCTGAATCAGCGGCATCCCCACATTGATCAGCAGACTTTCCAGCGCCCCCTTCAACGACTCCATCGCCGCCTGAAATCCCTTCGTCCTCGCCTGCGCCACCTCCTGCGCCGTGGCCGCATTGCCCACCGCCGTACTCATGGCGTCCCAGCCCGCAGCCCCCTCCCCTACCAACACATTGAAGGCGCTCAGACCATAGCTGCCCGCCAGCGTCACCGCCACCTGCTGCCGCTGCTCCTCAGTCAGCCCGCTCATCGCCCCCTCCAAAGAGCCAATCACATCCGGCAGTGCCCGCATCGTCCCATCCGTGTTATACAGGCTCACCCCCAGCGCGTCCAACGCCCCCGTCACCGCCGCCGTGGGCCGTTGTAAATTCAGCAGCATAGACTTCAGCGCCGTCCCCGCTTCGCTGCCCTGGATGCCCCGTGTAGAGAGCAGCGCCAACGCCGTCGATGTCTCCTCCAGGCTGATCCCCATACTCGCCGCCACCGGCCCCACATTCTTCAGCCCCTCCGCCAGCCCGCCCACACTGGCCAGGCTCGCATCCGCCGCCCCCACCAGCGTGTCCGCAATGCGCGCAGCATCCCCGGCTTCCAGCCCAAAGGTCGCCATCGCCACCGCCACCACATCACTGGCCGTTGCCAGGTCAAGCTCACTCGCCGCCGCCAGGTCAATCGCCGACCGCAGCGCCCCCGTCAGCGGGGCCGTCCCCGCCAGATACCCCTGCAAATCGGCAAAAATCTCGTTCGTGGTCAGACCCGCCTTGTAAAAGTTGGTCATAGCGTCCGCCGCTTCGCTGGCCGATATGCCCACCAACGAAGCATCCGACCCCACCTGCAACGCCACCGCGCTCAAATCCTCCATCGCCGTGCCGCTGCTCCTGGCCGCCACCGATAGGATGTTGATCTGGCTCTCAAAGCTGGCCGCGGCGTTCACACTCGCATACAGCCCCGCCCCCAACGCCGCCAGCCCAGCCACACCCACCGCACCCGCGGCCATCATGCCCGCACCTACCACACCCTGCAATCCACTGAATCCACGCTGCGCAAAGCCCGCCTGCCGCTCAATACCCTCCAACTGCCCGCTCACCTGGCGCAATGCCGCACTGGCCAGGTTCTGCGCTCGAATAATGATGTCAATTGCAGCCATGCGCCGCTCCCCCTCCTGCCGGATGATAAGAATCACTTATCATCCGGCCTTCTCCTGATCGAATTTGCGCCGTTGCGCCTGCCACTTCGCCCGGTAGCCCATGCGCTCCCCAATCTCCTCCACAAAATCAGCAGGCGCCTCCATCAACTCCCGCCAGCTCCACCCCATCTCCTGGCAAATGGCAAACTCTGCCCCATAGCGCCCGGTATCCGGTTGTGGGTTCTCATGGATGATCGCATACTCATACACCCGGCTCAGACTTTTTTTTCGTCATCATCCAGTCCAGCGTTCAGCCCATCCACCGCCTGCTGAATCGTATCAATCACCTCCGGCGGCAGCGCCTCAATGTTCTCCCGGGTCACAGGCCGCCCGTCAAACCCCGGCCCCGCCCAGCTCACCACCGCCGCACACAGCTCCTCCCGCTTCATGCGAAAGGGGTCCAACTTGCCCGTCGCCGCCCCCGGCTGCTTGCCCTTGCCACCCATCCCCAGCGTCATCTCAAAGCTCATCGCCGCGCTCATCGCCGCCTGCTGCTCCCCATACGTCAACTTGCGCACCGTCACGCTGTTCTCCGCATCAATCTCCACCGTCACCGTCTGCTTGTCAAAGAAACTCACACACACCTCCTACAGTGCCGCTAATGCATTGGTCACACTGAAATCAAAGAAGAGCGCATCCGTACTGCTGTAGATAGCCTTGCCGCTCAACTGCACCGTTGTATTGCCGTTGCTGTTCTGGTAGCTGCCAATGCTCGTGTACTGCCCGGCCCACGTCATCTCACATGCCCGGCTGTTGCTCCCCGCACACGACAACTGAAACAGCCGGATCGCCTGGCTCTTCCAAAAAGCACGTTCCGCCGCTACCAGCCCGCTCGTATTCTCCAATTCCAGCGTAATGGTAAACTCCAGGCTGGGCGGCACAATCTTGTGCGCAGTAAAGTAAAGCGTCCCGTCCGCCGCAAAAACCCCCTGGATCCCCGTATTCACCGTGATGGATGCTTCCAGCAGCGTCCCCGTCTTCTGCGTGGTGCCCACCGTGCCGCCAGTGGCATCCACATAGAAAGAAGTTTTGCCAAAAAGCATCTCCTCCACCGCCGCCACACTCAGCGCCGCCGTCAACGCCGCCACCGTCTTCTGCCGTCCCCGCCAGTTAGAGGCTACCTTCCACGCCTCGCCCGCCTTGCCGCTCAGCGTAAAACTCTCCACATAGCCGTACTCCATCTCATTGCCATCCCCAGCAATGGCATTCCCGCTCTCAATGGTGTACGTCTTGATCGTGTTGGCCGCATTCGTCCCCGGCGCATACCCACTGCGCACCCACGCCCCAGTCGTGCCACTGGTCGATACCGTCTTGATCCCCGCCTCAAACACATGCGGGATATGCTCAAAAGTCGCCTCAGTGTCGGGCAACGAAAGCGCCGCCCCCAACTGCGCCACATACGCCCGGCTGGTCGGCACCAACAGCCCCACATTCTCTTCCTCCCCAGGGCGCATCACCACCTGCGTGTCTTCGATGTCCGTAGCTGGCCCCCGCCAGACCACCGTCGCCGCTACCGCAGTACCCGCCGTAGTCTCCCGTCCCAATTGCACCACGTTTGCACTTGCTGGCCCGTATGCCATAGCCTACTCCTCCTCTTTGCCCGTTGGGGCCAATAGCGCCGTAGCAGCCGCCTGCCATGTACGCACCTTATCCACAGTCACATAATCCAAAGTTCCATCCAGCCGGGCGTCCACAGCTTCCGCGTCCAACATCACCAGCGCCTGGGCCGTAGCAATCCCCGCCGCCACCAACGCCGCCGCCGTCTTCTCCCCAATCCCGGCCACATCAGTCAGCGCCACCGCCGCCGTCACGTCCGATTCGTACAGCTTGTGCCCCGTCGCTGTCGCCAGAAATTCAGCGTGCTGCGCCGTCTCTGCGTCGCTCAAATCCCTGGCCGGAACACCGGGAAACCAATCCCCCGCGCCTATGTATTTGGTCATACCGCCTCCATAATCTTCACCGGCACCACAAAGCGCATCCCGTAGTGCGTCAGGGCGTTGTACTGCATGGCTATCGCCTCATACGTCACCGGCCACACAATACCGCTCACCGCACCGCCCAGCGTCTCATCCGCCCGCAGCCTGCCCAACAGACTATCCGGCCATGCCTTCGCCTCGTTCACCGCCTGGGGCAGTTGCGTGCGCTCACTCAGAATATCAATCCGCACCTGGTGCATATTGCGGCTCAGCCCCCTGCTCACCCCCTCCAGCGTCCCGCTCTGCGCATAGATCAGCGCCGCCGGGAACTCACTGATACTCTCCGGTGGGTCACTGTAGGCCCGCACCACCCCACTCACCCCCCCCGCCACCGTCACCAACGCCGTCACCGCTGCAGCCAGGCTCATGGTCTACCCCCTTTTGCCTTCCCCTTTTGCCTTTTGCCTTCCCCTTCTCCCTTTTGCCTTCTCACAGCGGCCCTCGCTTATACGGTGCAATCAGCGCCATCACCTGCTTCGGGATCGCCTCCCCATACACAATCTGCCCCATCTCAGGGCTGGCCCCATTGTCCTGCAACGCCGCCTGGTAGCGCTTAAACATCCAGCCCGCCAACATCGCCGTCGCCTCCACAATCGGCTCCGGCACCGTGGCGCTGTAGCCCCACACCCCGGCCACCGCTATCCACCCATCCACCGCCAAAGACCAGGCATACCCGCTCTTCAGTTCAATCGTCCAGTAGTAACCACTGTTGCGCGGCATCAGCCAGTAGCTCCCGCTGCCCATCACACTGGCATCCCCGTTCGTCAGCGTAGACACCGACAGCACCGGCGCATCCAGATGCAGAGACTTCCCGCCCACAGCACTCAACCCATAATACCGGGTAGCCGTCGCCGTCGCCTTGAAAGCATCCGTCAACCCCCACGTCGCCCGGTCAATCCACCGGCTCGCCGCCGTCACCAGCGCCGCCAGTTCCGTGTCATAAACCGCCCCGGATATATTCAGCCGCCCCGCCGCCTTCACATTCGCCGCCGTACAATAGTCCGCCATTGCTGCTATCCTTTGCGCCGGGGTCGCCCCGTCGCCTTGTCAGCCGGTGCGCTTTTCAGCATCTTGTTTTCCGTCGGTGCATCCAGGGCCTTGCCGTCCGGTTGCTCCTCCCGCTCAGCCACCCGCACAAAAACCCCCGGCGCATCCGCTTCCAGCCAGGCCGCCGTACCCTCGTCCACACCAAAACATTCACCCGCCCGGTATACCCGCTCCCGGTTCGCATACCCGCTCACTGCCCTTAGCGTGACCATCTGTTCTCCCCCACCTTCCTCAGCCCCTCCGCCTCACACCACAGATCAAAAGCCGCCTCATTGTCGTGGTGCATGGGGTAGCTCTCCTGTTGCGCCCAATTGTTGTGCGCATACAGCGTGCCACCCATGGCCAGCAGCCGCCCGATTCTCTCCAACGTCGCCCCAATCTCGCTGGGGTGGATGTGCTCCAACGTGTCCACCGCCACCACAGCGTCAAAGCGCTCATACACGTTCAAACCATCCAGCCACTGCACATCCCGCCCGGCCAGCCGCCGCTCCGCAAAATCCCGCAACCGTCCCGGCAAATCATAGCAGGTCACAGCGCACCCCTGCTCCAGCAGCGTCTCCGCCTCCGTGCCCAGTCCCACGCCGATCACCAGCACCCGGCAATTCTGAATACTTTTCAGCCCGTCCAGAATCCGCTGATAGAACGGCGAACAGTTCCAGGCCAGCAACTCATACAAATAAGCGTCAGCCCCCACCGTCTGGTAAAACACCCGCTCCTCTGCCGCCGTCTGCGGGTTCATCGCCTGCCAGGTCGCACGCAGCGCGTCAACCCCCTGCGTACTCCTGGCAATCACCATCTCACTGCTCTCCCCCGTAAACTCCCCAATCTGCCGTGCCAGCCAACTATAGCGGTCCAACAGCACCGTCCGCCCGCTGTACAGCAAATACTCCTGATAACTCTCCCACGTCGTCGTAATCTCGCAGATGTGCCCGGCCCGCACCGCACTGGTCGCCCCCACCCGGAAGCCCGCTGCAATGGCCTCCTGACTAAAAGCGCCGTCCTCACTCATCTCCTCATTGCGTGGGTAAAAAAACCACTCAAAAACATTCCGGTCAGCCTCCCCCAACATCTTCACAAAGACCTCCCGCCGAATCAGACAGGCGTGCGTCCCCGCAATGTCCACATCATCCAGCGCATTGGGATCCCGAATAAAGTACTCCATCGTCTGGCCCAGGGCATTCTTCTTCATCCAGATCGCCCTCGGCGGCCAGCCCCGCCGCGGGTAAAAAGCCTGCAACACATCGTACTCCCAGCCCGGCTCATAATCCCGAAACTGCGCCAGGAACTCCGGCCTCACATCCGCGTCACTGTCCAACGTCAACAGCGTATCCCAATCCCCCGCCAGCAAATGCCGCACACAATCATTCTGCGCCTTGTGTGCCACCTTCCCCCGCACCGACAGCGCACCATCCCCAGGGCGCAACCCCTTACTCGTCAACTCCATCCACACCTGAAAGAACAGGCTGCTCACCACCTTTTCCAGCCGTGTCGATACCAGAATCTTACCCCAGGGACGTGCGCTCATCGTCTGCCTCTCCTACGGATTCAGTTGAATAAACAACACCGCATCCACATCCAGCGTGTTGGTCGGGTCCAGCGTGGTCGTAGTCGTAGCGCTAATCCCCAACGTCGCCCCCGCCGCAAAGGTCAGCGCACCAGGCCGCACAGTCGCATACGCGCCGTTCGTGTCCGCCGTGCTGGATAGCACTGTGGTCGGAATCCCCGTGTCCGTGAACTCCGTGCTGGCGCTGTGCGGCTTCAGCGTAATCGTCCCACCCGTAACCGCCGCGCAGTTGGCCGAAATCCCAATCACACTGCCCGCCCCCGGTGCCACAAAGTAGGGCAGCGCCCCACCCGCAAAGGTCAAGTCCTCGTTGGCCGCGCCCGTGGTCATATTCGTCTTCGTAAAAGGAATCGCCAGGATCGCCCCAAACTTCCCTGGATCAAATTCAGTTGCCATTGTCCGTCTCCCTCCCATGAATTTGCCTGGGCTGATAAGCGTTTCTTATCATCCCGTAGGGGCGTGGCCTTGTGCCCGCCCTCTTCTCCCTTGTGCCCGCCCTCTCCAGCGGCCCAGCCGAGGGCAGGAATCCCCACCCCCGGCCCAGCCGTACCTATACCAGAATCCGATACACACCAGCCGTGTGGGTGTTCGTGCTGCGTGTACCACGCGCAGCCACAGCCTCACGAATCGAAGTCACCATGATGTACTGGCGCTTCTGAATGTCCCGATCCACCTCAATCAGCAGGTCACGGATAAAGCCCACATACCATGCGTCCCGGTTGACAATGCTGATGCTGCCCAGCGTGTTGCTGGCCGCCGTGGTCGATACCTTGCCGTCTGCCTCGGTCAGCGGGTGGCTGGCCGAAATGATGATCGGGATACCACGGTAGGCCGCCAACTGGCCGGTCAGAATGGTGGCCCCCGGCCCAAACTTGTCCACCGTCGCCACATTGGTCAGCGAGAGCAGCCCGTTCAGGTAGGTCGCCACGTCGGTGATCAGCGCCATGTTGGTGGGGGTCGCCGCATACTTGCCCATGTTCGCCAGGGCCGCCGTAATGTCCGCCTCCACCAGCGCATCGCCGCCCGCTGTTTCGCCCATCGCCGTATTGTCCACCAGCCACTGATGCCGGATGCCGTCCTGCCCATCGGTCAGGTAATAGCTATCATTGTCCGGGTCGGCATCGTCCAGGTTGATATTGCCCGTGGCCGCGTTGGTGGCGTCAGCGTTCAATGCAAAGTCGTCCATAATCTCGCCACCGCTCTGCGCCAGCCGTGCGCGCAAGGCCGGGGCCATTGCCACAATCGCATCCTCGTCCAGCGTGTAGCTCCAATTCTGCTCCGTCACCAGTTCAGTGGCGGTCAGGGTACTCTTGGCCGTGGCCGGGTTGCTGGCAGTGGTGGCAGTGTTCTCACTGCCCTTGCGCCAGGTCACATTACCCAGGCCCAGGGGCACATCAAATGGGTTCGTCGGCATAGGAATCCGCACCAGGGCAGATACCACCCGGCTCGCCAAGAAGAAATCTTCCCACAGTTGCGCCGCCATGCCCGTGGGCACCAGCTCATCACCAGTCCCGGCCCCCGTGCTGGTCATCGCCTTCAGCGCCATCTTCAAATCCTCGCTGGGCTGGTACGCCTTGCCCCCCATCTGCGGACTGAAATGCTCATGCTGGCCTTCCAGCATCTTGTAGGCCAGGAAGAGGTCAACAGGCTTGATGTCCTGCCCGCCATACTTGTGGCTCTGCCCCTGCGCAAAGCTCTTCACAAACCGCTGATAACGGTTATTCTTCAGGCTTTCAACCCCCCCGCCATGCACAATGGCATCGCCGGGATACACAGGCCGACTGGCTGCCTGTTCTGCCATCTGCGCCTTCACCATCAGTTCGATGTGATCGCCGAAGTCCTTCTTCACATCGTCCCAGCGCAGTTCACTCTTCGGGTTGCGCCCCTCCGCCTTCAAACCCTTGATCTGCTCGGTAATCTCGGCCATCTGGCCCAGCACCACATCCATATTACTCATCGTCGTAGCTCCTCTATGTGCGCCAAAGCGCCGCTCAAAAATTCACCGATAGCACCCAGCAAAGCCTCCGTCTCCACCTCAGCCTCCGGTTCCTCCTCCACCATCAGCGCAGCGTTGCCCGCTGCCCCTGCCTCCGGTTCAGTCTCCCCTTCCGCCTCCGCTTCCACAGTGCCAGCCGATATAACCAATTCAGCGGCCTGGCTCATCGCCTTTGCCGCCATCCGCAGCGCTTCCTGATTCGCCGGAATGGGCACCAAAGAAATCTCCAGAAGACTCCACTTGGTGAAGTCCTTGCCGCCAAACTCGTTCTCTTTCCATTCCAACGGATTGAACCCGATGGAGGCCGCCCGCAACAGCCCTTCATCCCACAACAGCCGCACCACATTCATCGGGTCCGCGTCGTTGGCCGCCTGCCGCAGCTCAGGCCGAAAACGGATACCATCCAGCCCCACCACCGTCTCCGCCACCCGCCCAATAATGCTCCACGGCTCACTATAATTGTGCCCGAAAATCAACACCGGATTCTTGCCAAAGTCCACCAGGTCAGCGCCCATCGGCATCACCCGGTCTCGGTCCCGGTCCACCGCCGGCGTGGAGGCCACCATCCACCCATCCTCAGACTTTGTGATCTCAAAATTCTTGCGCTCCATCGCCCTGCCTCCCCCCGCCTAGCGTAGCGCCGCCTGAATCGCTACATGAAAATCAGCCACAATCGCCCCTTCCTCCTGGGCCACCACCTGCACATCCGTCACCCACCGCCCCACATGAAAAGCCGCCTGAAACATCGACGACTGCACCCACGGCCCATAGCTCGTATTATTGCCCACAGTGCCCGTCAACCCCGTAGCACCCACATCCACCCTCGTCAGCCAGCGCCTGGCCAGCGTCCCCGTCCGCTGTCCATCAATCTCCCCCCGCCGCAACGCCGCAAAAAACCACCCCTTCTGCCGCCTGCTCGTCTTCGCCGCCCACAGCCCCGGCGCAATAGGGGGAGGAGCCACCGCAATCCCATTGTGCACCCGCATCACCGCCCGCTGCATCGGTGGGCGCAACGTCTGCATTGCCACCCCACTGCCCAGCTTTGCCACCAATTCCGGTATCCCGCGAATCTCAATACTCGCCATACCCCCCCCACCATCCAGTACACTCTACATCCACTCTAATTCGTTCACTCCAGGCATTCCCCCCGCCCGCCCCACTCCTTGACTACACGCAACAACATCGGATGATAACAACGCATTATCCCCCCACCACCGGCACAATCCAGCACCTACACCCCGGATGCGCCGGCGGATGCGCATAACTTCGCCCCGTAAACTTCCCCGCCGCACCCCCACCCCCCGGGTGCACAAACAAATTCCCCAGCGCCGCCACCAGCCCGTCAGTCCGCTGCGTACCTATACTCTGCGGCTCTGCCCCCTCTGCCCCAAAGACCACACCCCCCAGCGGCCCACACACCGGGCACACCCGCTCATCATTGCTCGTTCGCCATTGCGTCCCCGCCACCACCCCACTCTGCCGGTACGCCTCCATATTCGCTTCAGCGTAGGCTCTCGTCACCTCTGTGCTCGCAATCAACCGCGCCCGCCGCCGTCCAAAAGTCGGCTCCAACTCAGCCACCAACCGGTGCAGAGGCTCCCCATTCTCCACCCACGCCCCCACCGCCTGCCGCACCTGGCGCAATGTCGCCTCATCAATCTGCCGTATCAGTTCCCCACTGTAGCGTGTGGCCCAATCCCTGGCCGCCGTGTTCGCCAGCGTCCAATCAAAGCCGTAACCAATGCCTTCCAACTGCCCCACAGCCACCGACACACCCAGATCCACCGCCTCCACCAGCGCCCGCCGCAACGCATCCGCTGCCGTGCCCCGTGTTGCCCCCACCGCCTCCTCCGCTGCCTGCACAGTCCCATTCGCCTGCACAGCCGCCACAACAGCCTTCCCCTGCTTGTGCAGCGCCTTCCCTATATTCTCCTCCGCAGCATTCTCCACGGCCATCCTGTCCGCCTGCTCGCCCTCCGGGTCATCCAGCGCCGGCGCCTTATGGGTAGTCGCCCCACGCAAGAAAAAATTTGCGCCCCCGCTCACCTCCGCCACCACAGCCGCCTTCTCCGCCTCACTCAGCAGCGCACTGGCAAACTCTGCCGGGTCTGGGTTCTTGCGCTTCCCCGCCCATGTCCGCAGCCGCCGCACCTCAGCCGCCCGCGCCTGCTCTTCTGCCCCAGCCTGGGCTGCTGCCTGGGCTGCTGCCTGCCCTACCGCCGCCACACTCGTCGGCAAATAGCCCACCTCACCCCCCGGCACAGGCCCCACACCCAGCCCCAGCCGCTCATCAATCACATTCCACGGCACACCCAGCGTCCACAGCTTGCCCGCTATCTCTACCTTCGGCTTCAGGTCCTCGTTCAACACATCCACACCGCTCAGGTCGGTCTCTACCCTCTCCCCCGCCCGCAGCAGACCCGCCCGCTGGCAAAACTTCTGCAACGCCGCGTCCCGCCGCTGCACCAATGGCACCAGCGTCAACGTCCACAACACCGCCAGCGCCGTCTGAAAGTTTTCGTAGGTGTCCTTCCCATACCCCATAATCTCATCCGGCACACCAAAGACCGCCCCCACCTCATCCCGCGAATAGCGCCGCTGCTCCAGCCACTCAATATCTTTCGGCGCAAACGAGAACGTCTTAATGTCCGTGATCCCCTCCTCCAACACAACCGGCAAATGCGGATTGCCCTGCCCCTTGCGCAAAAATTCCGCCAGATACCGCTCCCGCTCCGTCGGCGTAATCCCCTGCGGTGCCACCAGCGCAAAGTCCGGCCTGGCATTGTTCTTCAGAAAAGACTTGCTCCAATTCTGCGCAAACAGATCAATCGCAATCCCCTCCCGCAGCGCCGCAATCGGGGCCAGCCCCCGCCACACATTCAACGGATTCGCAAACCGAGAAAAAAGCAACCTATCCACCGGAATCGTCCGCCCATCCGCCGGTCGCAACTCCGCATAGCGATACTCCAGCGCCGCAGGAAAATCCGGTCTGCTCATATCAGGGATCACCGCCAAATGGTCAGGCCGCCGATTCCACATCTCCACAGGCCGCCCCCGGCCATCCGGCACAAACTCCACCGGCCCCTCCCCCCCCAACAGCATATGCACGCACCACAGCGCCCACACATCCGCCCCCGTCTGCGTATCATTGCCATAGGCCAGCAACTCGCCCACAGGATGGCCCCCTACGCCCTTGCCAGCCCCGTCCACCACCAGCACAGGCAAAGCCGACACATTGTCCGCAATCACCTTCACAGCCTTATGCACCCACGCATACACCCCGTACACACGCGCATAGTCCG